TTAAGCAAGATAACGCCATAGATTCATTTGGTGTTACTAACTTCTACACTGCAACTGGTGGTAGACACGCACGTTACTTATCATCTGCATCATTAGAAGCTGATTTACAGTTGATCTCTAACATAGTTTACATGGTCAATGTTCAGTCCACATCTACATTAATTCTTACACTACCAGCAGCTCCTTTAACTGGAGATGTTATAAGGATAGTTGAGGTTGGTGGAGCATTAAGTTACAATACAACTCTTTGCTTAAGAACACCTGAATCTTCTGGAACTCCAATACAAGGAGATAACACAGGAACGTTACTTGGTGATAGATTAACTGCTTATCCTTCGGGTGAATTGGTTGTTCAGACTCCAAATGCAGCGTTTGCTCTAATATATCTCGGACCAACTGATAGTAATGCTCAAGTCGGAATACCGACTTCTGTTCTCGGTTGGTGGTTAATGGAGGTTTAATCAATGGCAAGTTATAATAGGATAAAATCAGCAAAAGTTTCTCCTATAGGAACGATAATGCCTTGGACTGGATCTTCCAGTTCATCGGCATTGACTGTTGATGCTGTACCAAAAGGATGGATCACATGTAGTGGTCAAACAATTAAAGCAAGTGAATATCCATTACTTGCACAGTTACTAGGTAATACATATGGTCCATTTCAGGTTGTAGGTGGACCTCCAGTAGGAATACAAAATTCTTATCCACTCTATGAAGATACGGATTTGTTTACACTACCAAATCTAAACCAGACTGCTCTTGTTGATATTGAATCATCTAGAGTTGATCCAGCAGATATGGGAGTAATTGGTGCTTATGTTACAGAGAATGGTGCTGATGCTTCTCCATTAACTAATATAGTATCATATGTTGATGTTAATTTTTCTATTGAGACAGATGGTGAACTGGCAGGTAAGGTTACAGGTCTTTCAATTCAAGATCCAGTGTATTTTGATACAATTAGAGTTATTCCTAGAAAACTAGGTGTTGACCATACTCCAGCTCATAGTCATGCACAACCAGAAACTGATAAGTATCCATCTACAATTATTGCTGGTGGATATGTAGGATTATTTGAAGCAGGAAACTATGATATTCAAGATGCTGAGTGGACTACTGCTAGTGCAATAGCAATCAATCCTAATGAATCTAACGCGGATGTATTTCTTCCAGGTACAGCAAAAGTTACTTGGTATGATGAAGCTGGTCAAACTTTACCAGATATGTCAGGATGGAGAGATTTTACAAACTCTGCAAGTGATGTTCCTATAATTCCTAGTACTCCTAGAGTTGTGGCAGGATATGGTAATACTGGTGATCCTTTGAATAATGGTAGTTATAATGATCCAAATACTTGTATCATTAACCAACAGATGCCAGCAATAACAGCTCCATTTCCTCCAGCAGGATCATATATGGGTCAAAGGAACCATTACAGTACTGGTAGTGATGTAGATGTAGCAAGAACTGGTGGAAGTTCTGGTGATGGAGAATTATATCCTTATCCAGTTACATTAAACCATCAGGCAGACGTATGGAATTCTGAATCGTTTGGATCTCATAATCATTTCACTATTGATGTTAGTATGAATAAGGGTCAGATGCGAGTTCCTAGCACTGTCCTCATAAATAATATGACGACAGGAACTATAGCTCCAGTGAGTGTTGATAAAGCATTAAGTGTGCAAGTTAATCCTAATACCCCGTCACTAACAACTCTTATTATAATGAGGGCATACTAATGGCAGTATTCTATCAAAGAGAAAAATCAAAGGTAGGTACTACCACTGGTACAATTATTAATTGGGGTAAACAATTAACATCAAATGATCCAGATGACCAAAATACTATAGATGATCTACCTGGTGGATATCTAAGGTGTGATGGATCAATATATTCTGCTGAAATATTTCCACAATTAGCAGAGATATTAGGAGTTGGTACTCTTTGTAGATATAGAAAACCAACCCAAACATTATTAGACAATCAATTTCAAGTACCAGATTTAGGATCTAAGAAAGTAAGAGCATCTAGTGGAGCAAACTTAGGAGATGCTATTGATCTTTATATTGAAAATGATAATATTCCTCCAGATACTATTACCAAATCTGGTGTTGGATTAGATGTTCAGAGTAATATAGGAACATCTTACGAGATATTATATCAAGGTAGTTTTTTCTTACCAGCACAACAGATAGAGATAACTGGTCAACCAGGATTTACTAGAACTACTGGTAATTACACAGAGAGTATAGATGTATTACCAACTGCATTCATGCCACATGCTCACTTCCATGATGGAACTAGAACTAGAGTAGCATCCAGTGTTGGTAATGAGTTTTCAATGTTTGGTAGAAACTCATATACTAGGAAATCTACACTGTGTATTCAAGAATGGTCAGAGAATACTAAACAAGATTTGTGTTATCTGAATGCTACTAGACAAAGATTAGCATCAGTAACACAATCAGAATCTGCTGGTGGTTGTAGAAGAACATATTATGCTGGATGTTTCAGTGGTTGTGAATTTTTATCTTCTAACCAATGTTTGATACCAACAGGATATGCTGGTCAGTTCCCAGTTTGGAGTGGACAGAATAGTGGTTGTGGTGGTAGTTCTGGTTCTTTAGAATCATATACCTATGGTACTATTACATACACAGGAACTGTTGCTGTAAAATGTGAAGGAATAGGTTGGCCAGGTTGTTGGTTGGGTGGTTATCTTGCTAACCCAAAAACTGGTCCTATAACTTTAGCTGCTAACTATACAGATCTAAACGTACCTTACGATGGATTTGCTGATAGTACAACAGATAATTATTATGGTGCTATTAACAACGTAGTCAATCAAACTGAGGCTACTGGTAATGATGGTACTCACCGTCACTTTGTTAACTTCTCAGCAACGGAGCATACATATGTAGTGAATACAAATCCAGCATTTATACCTGCTATTGATTTGAAATCAACTATCAGCATCGCTGTTAACTCTGCGAACAAAGCAGATGCATTTGTTCAACCTTATATCGTCCAGGAATTCTTAATTAAGTATTAATGACTGTCACATACCGCAATAAATTTCAGAATTATTACCAAGACAAGGGAGGTCAACATCAACCACCTGGCAGTATTTTGCCTGTTCTTGTTGATGTAAATTCTGGTGCAGGGAATGAGATAGAAGAGTATTCACATCAAGGTTATCTTTATTGTGATGGAAGAGAATTAAACATTAGAGATTATCCTATACTATACAAATCAATTCGTAATACTTACGGTGGTAATACAGTTTATAGTCCACAACAAGCATCATCTCCTGGTGGACTGAGAAGATTATTTTGGATTAATGATAAAGCATTTTTAAATTTTTATAGAGATCCTAGTGTAGCATCTACATTTAAGATGCCATATCCATTTGGAGCATCTGTAAGATTTGTAGGACAAACAAATACATTTACTGGTAATATTTCTACTGGTTCACCAGATATAACTGCTATACCATCAACAGATATTAATGATATGAATGTTGGTGATGTAGTTGAATTGATGGGTAATAACGGTACAGTAACACTTCCAGTTAATACTACTGTTTTGAGTAAGGATGCAGCAAATTTTACTATTAGTCTAAGCAATAGTTTCGGTGGATCTGGTACTCAGATAAGTGCTCAATTTGGTGTTGGTGTAGGATTTGGATCAATAGGACCAGGTGTATTTGCATTTAATAATTATTATCAAACTAAACAACCAACCGAGGATGTTTCTGCACAGGTTGGCTTTAGTGAGTATGCTTATGAGATAGTATTTCCTGATCCCTCTTTACCTAATGGAGTGGATCCTTCTACATTGCCACAATTTACGGTTGACTTCACTAGTGGTGGTGCTGTTCACCCTAATCTTAACATGTTTAAGAGTTTTAATACTAGAGATATGCCACGTAGTATTGGAACATTCTTCTTACCTGATTATAGAGAAAGAATAGTTGTAGGTTATGGTTCAGTAGACGGTTTGGGATCTGCTACAGTAGAAGATGCTTTAAACAATATAGTTGGACAGGTAGGTGGTTCTTGGTATATTCCACAGAACCAGTTATTAAATGGTGGGATATTCTTTGATATTGGTAATGTTAAGACAACTGGATACACTGCTATTCAAGCAGATATATCTACATTTATTAGTGGAAATGTTTCAACAACTGTTGGTCCAATTAATGATCATATATTCTCAAGACCAATAGAACATTATCATAATATATTATCATCAGAACCAGATGAGTCATTGGCTGTTGAGTTTGGTGGATCACCTTCTGATAAGTTTGGTGTAATTTATTCTAAATCAAGATCTAATGTTATACCATTTGAACCATCTGTTTCAGGTGGAGTGGCATTAGGTCACTCTCATGGATTATCTGCTACCATGTTAAATGATGGTAACATGGCAACCTATGGTAATGCTGAAGGTATTGGTTTAGATGATGGTGGTACTCCAAAGAAATGGAATGTTACATCAGCTCCATCTATTAATATAACAAGTATTACTTACGATGCTCCTAATGATAAATGCATCGTTGCAACAGCAGAACCTCATGGTTATTCTTCTGGAGATTGGATTACTATTCAAGGTGCAACTCCAGGAGAATATAATGGATCATTCTTAGTATTAGGTTCAGGATTATCTACTCAAGGATTTGAATATGATCCAACATCAGATTCACAACCAAATGCTCCTGGTACATCTCCTGCTGGTGGTAACCCATTAGTTAAACTAGCATCTGGAACATTTGATGAGGTTACTTCTATCCCACAACCAAGATTTTATGCTATTAATAACCAGACAGTAGTAGGTGGTAAGGCAACAGTTATAGTTAATCCAGGAACAGGAGTTACATTCCAACAAGACGAGGCATTAACTCCATCAACAATTACTCTGAATCCAGTTCCTGCTTCATCAGGGGAAGTAACACAAATAGATATAACTTTGATGGCTCCAGGTGGAGGTGGTGCAGACAGTGATAACAATGGTGGAGATGCAGGTTATGCTTATGCTACATTTACTGTAGATGGTACATCATATACTATCACAGCAAATGGTGGTGATGGTGGAACCGCAGGAAGTGTTGGTG